TCGCCGTGAACCTTTCGGCGCGCGCTCCGCTGAGTCCGGTAAGGGTCACCAACGGAAGCCCGATCTTGTTCCGCTCATGCCCCGAAAGCGGACAGCCCGGACAGATGGGAGTAGACCGTGGCTAGCGGCGGTAAAGGCACTCAAGTGGAGCGCCAGCGGCGCCGTCGGGCGCATCTGCGGGGCATCCACGACTTGTGTCATCCCGACCGCTGCGAGGCGCTCGGCGCTGTCGTGACCGTGCCCGAACCGGCAGCTCAGCGGCCGGTTCGTGTCACGCCTGTCACGCGTGACCAGCCCGTCGACGAGCCGCCCGGCGCAGCGCCAGATGGCGCCGCTCCGCTCGCCGCGCCGGATCCGGGCTCGATGACCCGCGCCGTGGCCGATGCGCTCGCCGAGGTACCGCTACTGCCACGCGACGCCGCGGCGGCGCACCTGGCCCGCCGCTACGCCGCGCTGCTCGACGAGCCGGTGCCGCTGGCCCGCTACGAGGAACCGCTGCGGGTACTGCGCGCCCTGGTCGCCGCGCAGGAAGATCCGGCGGCCGCCCGGCGTCACCTGGCCAAGGTGGAGGACGCGCTCGCGGCGCACTCGGTCGCCTCCGACCTCGGCCCGAAGCTGCTCGCCGCCCTGACCGCGCTGGGCTGCACGCCGGCCGGCCGGCACCCGAAGGCGGGCACCGGCATACCTGTCGTGCAGGGCAAGCTCGACGAACTCCGTGCCCGCCGTGCCCGCCGCGCAGGCGGGGACTGATCGGGGCACGCCATGACCATGCTCGCCGCGCCGCCCGGGGTGGTGCTCGGCTCGACGACGCCGCGGTTGTGGACCCCGCCACTGCGTGAGCTGGTACCGGCGACGCTGGACGACGAGGGCAACGTCATCACGCCGGCGACCACGGACGGCTTCGACCAGATCGATTTCGCCAGCCGCATCATTCGCCGGCCGCTCGATCCGTGGCAGGAGTGGCTCGCCATCCACGCCGGCGAGCTACTGCCCGACGGCCGGCCGCGTTTCCGCATCATCCTGGTCTTGGTCGCGCGGCAGAACGGCAAGACCGAGCTGCTCGTGGTGCTCTGCCTGTTCTGGCAGTTCGCCGACGCCTGGCCGCTGATCCTGGGCACCAGCACGAAGCTGGACTACGCCAAGGAGTCCTGGCTGAAGGCGGTCAAGCTGGCCGAGCGCTCGCCAGAGTTGGACGGCGCGCGGCCAGCCCGGTGGAAGCGGGAGGCCAACGGCGAACAGGAATCGTGGACGGTCGAGGAGAGCCGATACAAGATCGCCGCGAGTAACGAGGAGGGCGGCCGCTCGCTCACGATCGACCGCCTGGTCCTCGACGAGCTGCGCCAGCACCACGACTACTCGGCGTGGGACGCGGCCGAGCCGGCCGCCTCGCCGATGCACTCGCAGATCTGGGCGCTGTCTAACGCCGGCGACGACCGCAGCGTCGTGCTGAACGATCTCCGCGAGGCGGCCATCGAGTACATCGAGACCGGCAACGGGGACTCGCGGCTGGGGCTGTTCGAGTGGTCGGCCGACGAGGACGCCGACCCGCAGGACATCCGCGCCCTGGCGCAGGCCAACCCGAATCTCGGGCGGCGCAAGGACCCGGACGTCCTGTTGGCCAGCGCGGCGCGGGCGAAGGCCAAGGGCGGGCAGGCGCTGACCGGTTTCAAGACCGAGCAGATGTGTATCCGGGTCAAGCACGTCGATCCGGCGATCGACCCGGGCGCGTGGAAGCGCTGCCTGGACATCGGGGACCTGACCGCGGTCCGCTCGCGGGTGGCGCTGTGCCTGGACGTGGCGCCCGACCAGCTCCACGCCACGCTCGCGGCCGCGGCGGTACTGGAGGACGGCCGTACCCGGGTCGAGGTGGTGGAGGCCTGGGACGGTACCGATTGCACCGCGAAGCTGCGTCGCGATCTGCCGGAGCTTCTGGCGCGCATACGGCCGCAGGTGCTGGGCTGGCTACCCGGCGGGCCGGCTGCGTCGCTGGCGGCCGACCTGGCCGACCGCAAGCGCCCGGGCTGGCCCCCGAAGGGCGTGACCGTGGCCGAGATCAAGGGCGAGTTGGCCGCGGTCTGCATGGGCTTCGCCGAGCAGGTCACCACGGTCAAGGTGGCGCAGTCCGACGACCCGCTGCTGAACGGGCATGTCGCCGGCGCCGAGCGGCTCAAGCGCGGCGACGTCTGGGTGTTCTCACGCAAGGGCGGCGGCCACTGCGACGCCGTGTACGCGGCGGCCGGCGCCGTGCATCTGGCGCGGACGCTACCTCCGCCGGTCGGCCGACCGAGGCTCATCGTGGCTTACTGAAAACGATAACCATTACCTGTATCATGCGGCCGTGGGGATGTGGCGTGGTCTGCGTGCACGCCTCCGCATGCTCTTCACCGACTCGCAGCCACGGCCGATTGCGGACGTGATCGCGGAGATGTCCGCGCGGTCCCCGCGCGTGGGGCGTGCCGAGGCTTTGACCGTTCCGGCCATGCTGCGCGGACGGAACATGATCTGCTCGATTGCCACGCTGCCGCTGGTGCAGGTGAATCCTCGTAACGAGGCCGTGCGCAACCCGCTGCTGGACCAGCTCGACCCTGACGTGCCCAACGTCGTCACCCTGGCGCAGACCATCGAAGATCTCATGTTCGAGTCCATCGCCTGGTGGAAGATCACCGCGCAGGACTTCGCCGGATACCCCATCGCGGTGCGACACCTGGACGTCAACCAGGTGTCCCTCAACCCACCGTCCGCGGCCGGCTACCTGGACCCGCTGCCGGGCGGCTATGACCCGCGGGGCGTGCCGTACGTGTACGTCGACGGGTTGCCCACGCCGGCCGACACAGTGATCCGGTTCGATTCGCCGAACCCCCCGGTGCTGCGGGCAGCCGGGCGTGCGATCCGCAAGGCGATCCTCTTGGACAAGGCCGCGTCGATGTACGCGGACGACCCGCGCCCGCTGGACTACTTCACGCCCTCGGACGGCGCCGACTCGGTGGAAGACGACGAGGTGGCCGACATCCTGGCCAAGTGGAAGGCCGCGCGTAAGCGCCGGTCGACCGCCTACGTGCCGGCCTCGCTCAAGTACAACTCCGTCGACTCGCCGAGCCCGGCAGACCTGCAGCTGCTGGAGCTGCAGAGGCAGGCCGGCCTGGAGATCGCCAACGCCCTGGGTGTTGACCCCGAAGACCTCGGCATCTCCACAACCTCGCGCACCTACAGCAACGTCATCGACCGGCGCCAGGACCGGATCAACGAGGTGCTGTCCCCGTACATGTGCGCGATCACTCAGCGGCTGTCCATGGGCGACGTGACGCGCCGCGGTCACCGGGTGCTCTTCGACCTGGACAACTACCTGAAGGCGAATCCGACCGACCGGTGGTCCGTCTACAAGACGGCCAAGGACATAGGAGCCATCACCGTGGACGAGATCCGCGCCGAGGAAAACCTGCCGCCGCTGCCGCCCGAAGCGCAGCCGGCGCCGACACCTGCGCCGTCCGACCCCACCGCCGACCCGACGGTCACCGACCCGGCCGGGTCGCTCACCGCGGCCCGGCCGCGCGCCACGTTCGACGGCGCCGAGCCTCTGCGGTTCGTCGACGTCCCGGTCCAGGGCTTCACGGTGGACCGGGGCCGCCGCATCATCGAGGGCCTGGCGCTGCCGTACAACGCCACGGCGAACAAGTACGGCCTCAAGTTCAGGTTCGTTCGGGGCGCGCTGAAGTGGACGAGCGTCAACCGCGTGAAGCTGCTGCGCGACCACGACATGAACCAAGCGATCGGTGTGGCGACGAACCTCACCGATACGGCCGACGGGCTACGGGTCAAGTTCAAAGTGGCGCGCGGCCCGGCCGGAGACGAGGCGCTGTCGCTCGCTGAGGACGGCGTGCTCGACGGCCTGTCCGTCGGCGTGGACTTCGACACCATGGCCGACACCACGATGGATCCCAACGACGACGGCACGATGCTCGTGCACCGTGCCGACCTCCGCGAGACATCGCTCACCGCGATGCCCGCATTCGATGATGCCCGCGTCACAAAGGTGGCCGCGAGCCGTGCAGGTACAGGAGGAAACATGGACCCGTGTGCCACGTGCGGGCAGGTTCACGCGGCTGGCGTGGCGTGCCCGTCCAACCCAACCCCGCAGTCGGCTTCGACGCCGGCGCCGCCGGCCGGGCTGACGCTCACCGACGAGCAGGCGCGGGCGCTATTGACCCGGCCGGGTGCGTTGCAGGCGCTCGTGTCGACGCCCGCGCCGGCGAACCCGCCGTCCTCGGATGGTGGGTTCACGCTCAGCGCCGAGCAGCTGGATTCGCTCATCGCCTCCGGCGGCATCGGGGCGCTGCTCGGCATCCCCGGGCTAGGAGGGCGTGCGCCGCAGCAGCGGCAGGACCCGGAGCCCGGCCGCCAGGTGGTCAACCCGACCCGGCAGACCGCATCCACTTCGGTCAGGGAGGAGCTGCCGTACCGCTTCGACCGCAAGGGCAACCTGCAGCGCGGCGTGCAGTACGACTTCTCCACCGACGTGATCAACGGACTGCGGGACCGTGACGAGGAAGCGCTGAACCGGGCGCAGCAGTTCATCGCGGCCAAGTTCGACACCCGGGTGGCCGACGTCGACGAGCTGAACCCGAACATCCAGCGGCCGGACCTGTACGTCGATCAGAAGGACTTCGCCTACCCGATCTGGGACGCGATCGACAAGGGCACGCTGACGGACATCACCCCGTTCATCCTGCCGAAATTCAACGCGTCCTCCGGTCTGGTGGCGGCGCACTCGGAGGGTACGGAGCCCTCGGTGGGCTCGTTCACCTCCACGTCGCAGACCATCACCCCGTCCGCGGTGTCCGGCAAGGTGTCCATCTCGCGGGAGTCGTGGGACCAGGGCGGCAACCCGCAGCTGTCCGGGCTGATCTGGCGGCAGATGACTCGCGGCTGGTACGAGGCGCTGGAGGCGGCTGCCGTCGCAGCGTTGGAGGCGCTGGCCCCGACCACCATCACGCTGACCCTTGCCTCGCAGGACGACGTACTCGTCGGCGACCTACAGGCGGCGCTGGCCGCGCTGCAGTTCGTGCGCGGCGGGTTCCGCATGCGGGACTTCTTCCTCCAGGTCGACCTGTACAAGAAGCTCGTCGCCGCGTCCGACGCGAACGGGCGTCCGCTGCTGCCCCGCCTGAACCCGTTCAACGCCAACGGCAGCATCAGCGACTACTACGGCGATCTGGACCTCGGTGGGCTGCGCGGGCGCCCGGCGTGGGCGACGGCCGCCTCCGCACCGACCGCCACGAACTCGTTCATGTTCGACCGCAACGACGTGTCCGGCTGGGCCTCCGCGCCGCAGCGGCTGACCTTCGAGCAGGTCGAGGTGCGCTACGTGCACATCGGAATCTGGGGCTACAAGGCCATCGCGAACACCGACCTCACTGGCGTGCGCAAGATCAGCTACGGTCCGGGCGCCTGAGTTCCGGCTCGATAGGAGTCGACGAGAACAGGAAGGTAGATCATGGAAAAGATCCTCTACGCGTCGGCGGCCCGTACCGCCACCCCGACCGCGGTCAACGTCAACACCTCGCGCATCAAGGGGCTGCGGCTGGTATTCGACGTCACCGCGGTCACGTCCACGCCGTCGTGCACGGTCACTATCGACGCGATCGACAACACGTCCGGCAAGTTCGTGAACCTGCTGACGTCGGCCGCGATCGCCACGGTGTCCACCACCGTGCTGTCGATCGCGCTCGGCGCCACGGTGGCCGCCAACGTGTCCGCCTCCACGTTCCTGTCGGACGCGGTGCGGGTGACCGTGACCCACGGCAACGCCAACAGCATCACCTACACGCTGACCGCGCACCTGATCCGCTAGGAGGGCAAGACAATGGCCACCACACGCAAGGATCCGGCCGCGTCGGCCGGGGCCCTGGCGCCGGACCCGGAGCCGGCTACTGTGCCGGCCGAGCCGGTCGCCGAGCCCGACCAGCCGGAAGGCGAAGAGTCCGAGCAGGCCGCGGTCAGCGCGGTGCTGCCGTTCATCTCCGAAGGCGTCCGGCAGGACCTGGAGATCAACGGCAAGGCGACGGACCCGGTCACCGGCATGGAGCTGGTGCTTAACCGGGACACCGGCGTGATCACCGCCACGCTGAGGACCTGACAGGTCGGGAGCCCGGGAGGAGGTAGGTCGAGATGGCATGGGCACCGGACTACGTGACGTTGGCGGCGCTGAAGTTGTACCTACGCATCAATGACACCGTCGACGACGCGGACCTTGCCATCGCCATCACGGCCGCCTCCCGCGCGATCGACGACCACTGCAACCGGCAGTTCGGCAAGGTGGCCGCGGCCGAGGCCCGGGTGTACACCGCCCGCCCGGACTATGAGCGGGGCGTGTGGGTGGTCGACATCGACGACCTGGACGACGTCACCGGCCTGATCGTTCTGGTCGGATCCGACGCGGTCACCTTGTACACGCTGGAGCCGGTCAACGGTGTGGTCAAGGGCAAGGTGTGGACGCGGCTGGTCATCTCCGCTGACTCGCCGGTCCAGCCGACCGGCATCGCGAACGAGATGGTCATCACCGGCAAGTGGGGCTGGACAACGACTCCCGTGCCGATCGGCCAGGCCGGCCGCTTGCAGTCCTCGCGGTTCTTCTCCCGGCGCCAGTCGCCGTACGGGATCGCCGGGTCACCGGATCAGGGTTCGGAGCTGCGGCTGTTGTCCCGGGTGGACCCCGATGTGGGTGTGTCTCTGCGCGGGTACCGGCGGGAGCGGGTGCCGGGATGAACCTGGCCGCCGTCATGCAGGCCGTCGCCGACAGGCTGGACACGATCTCGGGCCTCCGGTGTTTCGCGTACCCGGAGGCGACGCTGAGTCCGCCGGGCGCGGTGGTGCTG